TTGCGCCGCTGACAGGCAATAAAATAATGTGGCCGCCCCGGAAATTTTCCGGGGCGGCCATTTTGTATAAAAATGTTGCGGTACATTGACATTGCAGCAATGGGGAACTGACCTTTGACTAAGACGTTACTGCAGCCTAGGGATTTCTTCTGTCCACAGCCCTCCGGGCTGCGTTCAGAAGAAATGGGAATCTCCCACGGCCTAAAAAGTGTCCGCCGGACACTTTTTCCCCGGCTGCGCCGGGGCGGCCTTTCGATTCCCGGACGGGGAATCATGCAAAAATCCCGGTGCGAACGCACCGGGGTTTTTACATGGTGACCCGTACGGGAATCGAACCCGCGGTTAAAACTCAAAAAAGCGTTGGTATACAACGATTTTTCAAAATCCGTGTCAAATGGCGTGTCAAATTTGCGGTTTTTTATCCGCATTTGACACAAAGAAGTTCCGAAAATCCTGCGCCCGTTTTGCAATGTCTTTCTGTGCCAGATGTGTATATATTTTGTGCATCGTCCCGTCATCTGCCCACCCGCCAATTTCCATTGCTATCTTTTCCGGTATCTGGAGGTGATAAGCCAGAGACGCGAAGCTGTGCCGCAATCCGTGGTTCCCGACTTTCGGCAGGCTGTTGGCGGAACAAATCTCGTTTATCCTTGTGCATATCCACCCGCCGGTCAGGTTGACGACATAGCCTTCCTTGTTATCAACTGCCTTTAGTGCTTCCATCAGCGGCTCAATAATCGGCACCGTGCGCCGGGAGGAATCGCTTTTATTCTGCTTCTTGTGAACCAGCTTGCCGCCGTCCCCGGCAACTCTTGCCCCGTGGACATATATTATTTCGTTCTTGAAGTCGACCTTGTCCCACGTCAGCGCCAGCATCTCAGACCTGCGCAAGCTGGATAATTCCAGCAGGGCGGCGATTTCTATCGATTCCCCTTTTATGGCTTGCAGGAACACCGGTATCTGATCCGGATCAAGGTACGGCTTTTCGTTGTGTTCCTTTTCCGGCAGGGTCACCCGCGGCCTGCGTCCGGTTTCCTCAAATATCGCTGCGGAAATCAGCATCCACACGTTTTTGATATATTTCGGGGACAGTGATTTTGCTTCCCTGCGGATGGCGGCTTGCCACTGTTCGTCCGTGGTGGTGTACACGTCAGCCACCATCATGCTTTGGAAGCGCTGCTTGCGGTAGGATTCATACGCATAAATCGTTGACGGTGACTTGAACCCCCTCCGGGTCGAAATGTATTTGTCGAGAGCGTCCCCCAGCGGCACCCCGTGCTTCATGGGGGCGGCTTTCGCTTCAATGACCCCGTGCTTCATGGCGAGGTATTCCGCCGCGCATTCGTCGTAGGTGTCTTTCGTTATGGATACTGTGCGGCCGTCGATATAGATTCTTGTTCGCCATGACCCTGACGGGAGTTGTATTATAGCCGGGAGTTTTACCCCCGGCTCTTTTTTCTTTCTTCCCATAGCGTATCCCTCTTTTTTGATAATTTGCTTACAGTGAAGTGCAGAAGGCCGAACAGCAGTACAATAACAGCCGCCGCACCTGCCCATACGACCGGAGAAACATTATCAGACTGTATCAGCCCCTGGTCTGGCGCTTGGCTATCCAGAGCCACATAGATTGCCAACACAAATGTCAGCGTAATGCAAACGCCGCACAGCCCGTACACAAGGATTTTGTATGAGCTGCGGACATTCTTTATTTCTTCATTTTGTTTGCCGATGCGGTCATCTCTGGCCGCGACACCAGCCTCCATAATGCGGCTCCTGTCCAGTAAGCGGTCTATCGCCGCGCCCTTCTCGGCAATTATCTCGTCCTTGTATGCTATCTCCTGCCGGAGCTGGTCTATTTCCGCCTGATCTCCGCTTGGGTGAACACCTGCAACGGAATCCATTGACACGCCCATAGCGGCGCACAGCGCGGCGATATGGAAAAAGCCGGGGTTTCGATACGGCACCGGAAAGAATCCGGCTTGTTGTGGCGATAGGAACGCCGGACACGTCAGAAAGCTGCTGATTCGTCAGATGGTTCCGGAATTTCTCGTCTTTCAGCCTTTCCGGGAGGGCATCGAAATTCGGCTGCATTTCCTCGATGAATGTTTGGCCTGTATTTGAATCCATAATTCGCCCTCCTATTAAATTTGATACTGGATTGTTCACATTTGATTCCGGCGGAATCAGATGTGTGGTTTACTTTCTATAGCTGAAAATGCTATGGTGATATTGCAACCGGCAAGGGACACACGTCATTACCGGCGGCAAAGCCCCGTCACCTTGTGGCACGGGTGGCGGGGCAATTTAAAAAATTTTCAAAAAGCCCCAATCAGTCCAGTTTATTGGACACATGACGTGCTATTATACGCTACGTAATCAAACAAACGTTTATAAATATATAGCGGGGGGACAGAACATGAAGGAAAGAGAAGAACTGAAACGGCTTATATCGGAAATGAACGACGCGCAATTTGAATGGTTCATTTCTCAAATGCGGCGTGTGCTATCTGAAGAAGCCGCCGCACCTGATCGTCAGAAATCGAATCGACTAGATCATGCATAGCTTTCCTATCTTCGGACAGCTCCCCTCTGGGGGGCTGTTCTTTTTTGTCGGCGCTGTCCCAACCCATAAGGAATGATGTCGTTACGCCGATTGCGCTTGCAATTTTTTCGAGTCGATCAATTGGAATCTTCTCCGTCTGCCCGGTAGCATACCGCTGTAAAGCAGACTTTGGAATACCTGTTTTATCCGATAAATCACCATAGGAAATATCCTTGCAAGTTATCGTTTCTAGGATTCTCTTTGAAATATCGCTCATAATGGCACCTCCCTTCTGCGTATAGAATAACACGGTTATCCCAAAATTGCAATACCGGAACAAAAAAATTTTTAAAATTGTCCCAATTTTGGGTTGACAAATGAAAAGAAGCGTGATAGTATAAAGGCGTCCCAAAAATGAGACGGAAGGAGGGCAAAGCATGTCGACGAACAAGTTAAAAGGGAAGATTGTAGAAGCGGGATTTACTCAGCGGTCTCTGGCTCTGGAAATCGGTATGTCCAAAAACACATTGAATTCCAAGGTGAACGGGAAGATCCCGTTTAACACTATCGAGATAGAGGCTATATGTGAGAAGCTGGGCATCACCGACCCGGCAGAAAAGGCACTTATTTTTTTACACTAATCGTCCCAAAAATGGGACAGGCTAAGAAGAGGGTGATCTACTTTTCCTCATATCTCCATTTAAATTTCTTTAGCCAGACGATGTAACAAATGAGTGCGGTGACCACGAACGAAAAAGTGTAGCAAATGGCCTCAGACGCCGCCCCGTCAGTCAGCTCATAAATGGCGGCTCCGCCTAACGCCGATCCATAATACAGGCCATTCCCGAATCCAAACACAAGGTCATCTGGCAAGCGCGTTACAAGCAGCAGGAGTGCAGCCACAAAGCTGCCACCCCCGAACATAACAAACATTGCCTCTGATAAAAAAAGCCATTTTTCCAGAAACGGTTTTCCGCCTTTTACCGGTATCGCGCAAAATAGAAGCCCGATACAGACAGAGACGCCTATTGAAATTGCCATATAAAACATAGACCACTTAATTCTTTTCTTCATAGCGATTTTCCTTTCAAAGTGAAAATAAGGGGGTGAGGGGATGGAAATCACGCTCAAGGCCGCGAGAATAAACGCCGGACTTACTCAGGAGCAGGTAAAGGCCAAAACGGGATACAGCCGGAACTCGCTGTACCGCTGGGAAAAGGGCATCGGGTCGCCGAAATGGAAAGACCTGAAAAGACTGTGCGAGCTGTACGGCGTTCCGGCAGAGTGCATTAAAAAGTGAGAGAGCGGGACGCTGGTACATCCCGCTCAGTTGGAAGAGCAACTTACTTTTTCTTGCTGGGGCGCGTCTGAGAGAGGGCACTGCCCGCTACGCTTTTTGAGTTGGTGCTATAGCGGCTGTCCGTCAGGATTTTGGAAGCCTTGGACGCTACAGTACGGCTTGTCTGTTTCTGGTTTTTTCCTGCCATCGGCATTCCTCCTTTCTACCGTAATGTACTTATTATAGTACATTTTGATAGAACGAATGTTTAGGAAATGTGAACGCAGGTTAAACAATCCGTTAATGAGGGGCGAGGAAAGGCTGCAGGAGGTCTATTCCTCAAACCATCTTTCAATGGCTCTGGCAATACGTGGGTCGTTATACACCTGCCCGATGCATCTGGGGCAAAGCGTGTACCCGGAATCAGAATCCCATGGGTAGGTCATCTCGCCGCAGCTGTCACAATCCGTCAATTCATCTTGCGCGCATTTTTCGCAAAGGCCGTACCCATATGAATCGATCTCATAAAAGAAATTACCGCAGCTGTAGCACTTGCCGACCTCAGAGGACATGATCTCGTCAAAAGATCTGGAAAGGCAGTCCGGGCAAATTGTGTCCTTGCTGTTTTTGACAGTATAGGCATACTCCGCCGGGAACGGCTCGTAACAGTAGTCGCACTCGATCATTTCCGGTGTCTGTGCTTGGGCTTCCTCCAGAAGGTATTCGTACTCCGTGGCGGTCTCCCTTGCGCGGGTATCCCCGTGCCATGTGATTATAGTGTACATGCCAACCAAGAACATCACACCGAGAAGCACAGATATGCGCCAGTCTTCCGGTTCATTGAAAAGTTCTACAGCCTTTATCTTGTACGGCTTGTGCCTGAATCCATTGATTACCAGCTTAATCAAGTCCAGCACGAAAGAGAAGAAAAACAGTGCACTAAAGAGAAGCGAAAAGGCAGAAAAAATATTCCAGATTTCCATATGGCGGGTTCTCCCTTCAAAATTTTAGCCGAAAGGTGGTGAGACGATGGACAAGCCCTCATTTCCAAGAGGCCACGATCCGGCAAATATGGCTCCAAATTACGGGGACTACTTTGAGCAGGGACGGCGTTATAAGCCCAAGGGCATATCCGAGAAAAACAAGAAACACCTGAAAGACACGGTCGCTGTGCTTATCGGCTTTCTGCTCGGCCTTGTCACGCGCTTTTTCCTGGGACTGCTGCTGTAGCGAAAGCTGTTCTTGCCGGTGGGCATCTAACGTGCGCTGACCTTCCTGGCTCAGCTCGTAGTATCCATCCTCTATGTACGCCCGTGGCTGGGTAAGGGAGGATTCGTCCAGATAGCGGAGTATCTCCTGTTCCTTCTCTGTCAGGTTCTGGTACAGAAGACCGCTTTCCAGACGCTCCATGAGGGCATATTGCTCAGAAGTGTAATCCATAGCGATCATCCTTTTTCGTCAGTTTCACAACCATCATACCACAGCCAAAGCAAAAATCAACAAATTTTGAAAAAATTATGAACAGAAAGGAGTTGAACCCAATGCCTAGAATCCGGCAGTATGCCGAGCGCTACGCAGTGGAGGATTTTTGGAAAGAAATCGACCGCTGCTGTCCCCTGGCGGGGATTCAGAGTGATAATGCGTCGGCGCTTGGGAAAAGAATTGGCGAGGGGTACCAAAATCTGCTGAACTACCAAAAAGGAAAAACCGAAATGCGGGTCAGCGTCCTTCGGAAGCTGGTGACCACCCTCCACCCCAACCCGGCGGTGATTCTGAAAACCCTGGGGTACTCTGAGAAGGAGATACGGGCGTTTGCAAGGGAATGGCAGTGATTTGAAATCTACGGCAGAATGCCGAAATTGAAAGGAGTTATTTATGGCGAAATACAAAGTTGGGGATAAGGTGCGGATTGTGAGTGAGCGCCCTAACGACCCCGGGTTCGTTGACAACATGGAAAAATACCTCGGGAAAACACTTACTGTAAGTAAGGTGAAGGAGCATCAGTACACAGAGACTGACTACTATCTCAAAGAGGCGATAGTTGAGCGCGGTCTTTTTGTTGGCTACCACTGGACGTTCGGTGAAAGCTGGATTTCCGGCCTCGTGGAGCCTGAGCGGGAACCCTGCACCGTGGAACTCCGCTTTGACGGGATGATTACCACGGCCACGCTGAAACGTGGCGGGCGGGACGTAAAGACCGCAGAAGCCCGGTGCAATCCGAAGGATACCTACAGCAGAGCGGAGGGCGCAAGGGTCGCCGTTGAGCGGCTTTTTGAGAAGAAGCGCAAGGAGGACAAGCCAAAGGAGAGCAAGCGTGAACAGGGCAAGCCCAAGGTTGGAGACAAGTTTGTGGTTGTACAGAAACGCTATATCCCGCGTCATAGCTTTGCAATAGGGGATATTGTTACGCTGGAAGCAATAGGCACCATGGATAATCTCTATCGTCTCGGGGATCGATTTCAGTATGTGGATGCCCGGGATTTGAAGCCTTACAAGGAGAACGCCAAATGACACCCAACGAAACGACCCAACTTCGCACCATGGCGGAGATATTCCGCCGCTTGCGGGAGGAAAACGTCAAGTTGCGGGAATCCTTGGGCATGGAAACGGAGGAACGCAAGGCGTTTGACGATGAAAACGTGGAGCTTTTCGACGTAGTCCACCGAAATCATGCGGTCAGGGGGTGATGATATGGCAAGCAGGAATAAACCCATGGATGCCCGGTGGGAGCCGGCGCCGGAGAACCGGAAGCCGTTCAATATCAAGGAATGCGTTTTCCGTGTTCTCCCCTATGCGGGGCTGAATCTGGTGCTTTTCTGGTGGCAGCAGGCCGATTTGCTGGCAGACAAGGCGGCAGTTCCCGCAATGTGGGTGTGCGCCATCCTGATGGGTGCCGGTATCGGACGGTGCATCAGAGGGCGATAAAGGATACACATCTTAAAAACAGGAGGATTTCTAATGTACGATCCAAAATCAATTTTGCAGATGGCAAGGGGCGCGTTTCAGGAGCGCGTGGATTTGGAGATGGCGAAAGTCATTGATAATATCCTTGACCCCAACACCAAACCGACGCAGAAACGAAAGCTGACGCTCACAATCGAGTTTACACCGGACGATGATCGGCAGAACATCGGCGTCAGCGTTGCGGTAAAATCAGCGCTTGCGCCTACTACGCCCGCGAGAACAACCCTTTGGGTTGCTGGGGATGACAGCACTGGAGAGTGTCAGGTTGTCGAAATGGTGCCCCAGGTTCCGGGGCAGATGTCCATGGACGGAGAAGAGCAGGAAGCCCCCGCGTCTCTGAAAATAATTAAAATGGCCTGATAGGAGGAAAAACAATGTTGAAAGAAGCAATCGAAAAAATTCAGGAACTATGTGCGCCGCACCTGTTCACGTCCGGAAACCATGATTTCATTGCGGACGCAGAAGGTAGCTATGCCGAGGTGAAGCCTGATCTGGAAATTGTAGATAATATCCAGCTTTCCAGCCTCGACGCCATGGTAGCGTTTGTAAAAACGGAGGCGGTAGGGAGGTACAGCACCGTTTATATCACGATTCCCGATCACAAAACGGTAAAGTGCTTCACCCACCCATCTGCGGAGCTGCGTAACAACCGCGAGTACCCGTATACTGCCAATGCGACCGATGTTCCCGGCTGGAATGAGAAGGTATCCTTGCCGTTTGAAGAGGCATTGATCGCGCTGCGCACAAGATTCCAGCCCACGGCGGATACGGAGTATGCCTTGAAACTGCTATCCGATATCACCACAGGGAGCAAAGTCACGTACAACGACAATGGCATTGCTACCAGCGTTGTCACCAAGAAGGGCATCGACCTTCAATCCAATGCGTCCATCCGACCCATTATCAAACTGCGTCCTTACCGCACGTTCCAGGAGGTTGAGCAGCCGGAATCTCAATTTCTCATTCGTATCAATGAAAGAAACATTTCTTTCATTGAAGCCGACGGCGGCATGTGGAAGCTTTCCGCCCGGAATACGGTAAAGAAATACTTGGAAAAGGCGCTGGAATCCGAAATTCAGAGCGGGCACGTCGTGGTTGTTCTTTGATAGAAAAAGCCGCCCCCGATGTTACAGCACCGGGGACGGCAAGCGATATAAAAAATCTCGACCATTTACAGTATATCAAATGGAGAAAGGAAAGTCAACATGATAACTTTGTACGAAATGAGCAAGGAATGGCAGGACGTATTTGAAATGCTCCTCGACCCGGAGATCCCGGAAGAGGCCGTATTCGATACCATCGAGATGATAGAGGCCGATATGGATACCAAGGCCGATAGCTACGCAAAGATCATCAAGAGCATGGACGGGGATACCACCCAGATCGATACTGAAATCAAGCGTTTACAGGAGCGGAAAACCTCTATCAACAATCGTCAAAAGGCGTTGAAGCAGCGCCTTTTCGATACCATGAAGGCCACAGGCCGGACGAAATTCAAGACGGCGCTATTCTCTTTCAATATTCAGAAAAACGGCGGCGCTCAGCCTGTGGAGCTGCTGGACGAGGTTCCGGCGGCATGGCTCAAGCCCGGAACGCCTGATCTTGCCAAAATCCGGGAGTATCTGGCACAAGGGAATGAACTCCCGTTTGCAACTCTTGGAGATCGTGGCGAGAGCCTGAGAATCAGATAAGGGGGGCTGACTTATTGGCATTCCAGTTTTGATTTTAGGGGAATCCGGCAGCGGCAAATCTGCCAGCTTGCGGAACTTTGAGCCTAACGACGTCAGCGTTATCAACGTGGCAGGAAAGCCGCTCCCCTTCCGGAAAAAGCTTCCTGTGGCAAATACCGCCGATTACGGCAAGATTATGGGTGCAATCAAGAATAGCGCTAAAAAGGCGTTCGTGATTGACGATAGCCAGTACCTCATGTGCTTCGAGGCTTTTTCCAAAGCCAAAGAAACCGGCTACGGCAAGTATACCGACATGGCGCTGCACTTCTACAATCTGGTGCAGTTCGTCATCACCCAGACCCCGCCGGACGTGATTGTCTATTTCCTGCACCATACAGACCAGGACAGCAACACCGGAAAGACCCGAGCTAAGACGCTTGGCAAGATGCTGGACAACCAGCTGACCGTGGAGGGGCTTTTCTCCATTGTCCTGCTCTGCTATACGGACGGGAAAAAACACGTTTTCGTGACCCAGAGCGACGGCACAACCACATGCAAATCTCCTATGGACATGTTCCCGGCTGAGATCGATAACGATCTGAAAGCCGTGGATACCGCCATTCGGGAATATTACGAATTAAACAAGAAGGGAACTGAAAAAAATGATTAACAAACCGAACAACTGGAACAACGTACAGGCATTCAGCGACCGTCAGAAGCTGTCCCTCGGGGCTTACGTCTGCACGATCAAGCGGGCGGCGGTGCAGCGCAACGACTACGGCGACCAACTGTGCGTGCTGTTTGATATCTCCGCCGGTGAGTTTGCCGGGTACTACGACGAGGATTTCAAGCGGAATCAGCGGGAGGACAAGAAGTGGAAGGGCGTTCTCCGCCTGTGGCTGCCCAAAAACGACGGCAGCGATAAGGACGAATGGACGAAATCCATCCTTAAGGGTTTCGTTACCTCCGTTGAAGAGTCCAACCGGGGATATACCTGGGATTGGGACGAAAATTCCCTTGCAAAGAAGGAAATCGGCATTCTGTTCCGGAACGAGCAGTGGGAGTATAACGGAAAATCCGGCTGGGCAGTGCGCCCCTTCCGGGCTATCAGCGTGGATAGCGTGGAGGATGGCAAATATACCTTGCCCAGCGACAAGCCCCTCAGAGGTGAGCCTGCGTCCTCATACGGCGATTTCTCCACCCCCTATTCCGGCAACACCGGCGATTTTACGCCGCTGGAAGACAAAGACGCGCAATTGCCGTTCTAGGCCGGAAAAATCAATCTTTCCTCAAAAAGATTGACAGTATAGTTTGCATTTTCCCTTGGCGGTGGGAGGTGAAACCGCCAACTCCAAAAGGAGGAGAATCGTGGCAAAAGAAGTTTTCAGAATCGCCTACCCGAAGACCGGCGCGGAAAAGAAGAAGTGGGCGAAGGAGTACGGCATGAATGCGTACTACGCCGGGAAGCACTGGGCATTGCGGAAGAAAGACGCCGAGTTATGGCACTGGCTTACATTGGCGGCCATGAACGCCCAGGGCATTCGCAGAACACCCTTTAAGCTGCCCGTAGCCGTGACGTTCTACTGGAACGACCGGCTGGACATCGACAACCATGCAATCATGGGAAAGATGATCGTGGATGCCATGAAAGGCCGTGTCATCGAGGACGATAACCGGCGCTGGCTGAAAAGCGTTTCCCACAATTTCCACGACGAGGATTACATACAGGTTGAAATACGGGAGGTAAGGCCGTGACACAGTGTGAGCGTATCCTGCGGCATTTGCAGGACTATGGAAGTATCACTCAGGCCGAGGCTGTTACCGAGTACGGCTGTTACCGTCTGGGTGCTAGAATTTGGGATTTGAAAGCCCAGGGCGTACCTATCAAGAGCGAAACCGTCACCGGGAAGAACCGATACGGGGAGCGGACGTGCTTCGCGCGGTACTCCATCATTAAAGAGGCTTAGATATGGAAGATGAAGTAAGAAACCAATTCACTTTTTACCGCTCTTTTTTTGAAGCGGTTTTCAAGATAAAAAACAAGGCCGCAAGGGCAGAAGCTTATGACGCTATTTGCAAATACGCCCTTACCGGCATTGAGCCGGATGCCGAAACAACAGTAAGTGCCGCAATGTGCGCATTCCAAAGCGTAAAGCCACTACTTGACACGGAACGAAGGCAATCGGCAGAAGGACGCAGATGTGTGGAGTACAAAATGTGGCGAAGAAACGTCTTTGAACGAGACGATTACACTTGCCAGCATTGTGGGGCGAGAGGCGTTAAATTAAATGCCCACCACATCAAGCCGTATTCAATTTATTTTGATCTTCGGTATTCTGTGCCGAACGGAATAACTCTTTGCGTTCCATGCCACAAGATAGAACATGGGAGGCGAGGAAATGGCGATTGAATATTTCTGCGCTTATCACAGTTATCTGGACAGTATGGAGGAACTGAATGACACGGAGAGGGGGAGGCTTTTCACGGCTTGCCTAATCTACAGCAAGACGGGCGAAGCACCGCAACTCCGTGGTAATGAAAGATTCGTATTTCCAACTTTGAAAGCACAGATAGACCGAGATAAGGCAACATACGACAGCCGGTGTAAGAAAAACTCCGATAACATCCGCAAACGATGGAATACGGACGTATACGATGGAGAACAACCGTGTACGAATGATACCAAGACAAAGGAAAAGGAAAAGACAAAGACAAAGGAAAAGGCAAAGGATAATATACCTCCTTCGGAGGTTTGCGGCGAGCTGCCGAGCAGCCCCCCGCCTGCGGCGGTGCTTCCGCTGGTTGACGGCACGGATTTTGAGATTTCCGTGGAGACGGTTGCCGAGTTGTCCGGTCTGTATCCCGCCGTGGATGTAGCCCAGCAGTTGCGGGGTATGCGTGGCTGGCTTCTGGCAAATCCCAAAAACAGGAAAACAAAAGCCGGGATCATGCGCTTTGTCAACTCATGGCTCTCCCGGGAGCAGAATTCGGCTAGACCTGCGGCAAACCAGAAGCCGGGCGGCTATACCAGCGGCGTTGACCGTCTGGCGGAGATGTACAGGGAGGAATTTGGGAATGGATAAACAGGAAGCGTACCAGATTCTCACGCTTTTACAGGCAAATTATCCCGATTCTTTCCGGGGAATGTCCAAAGAGGCGGCAAACGTGAAAGTGAATCTTTGGGCGGATATGTTCTCCGAGGAGCCATTTGAGGCCGTTGCCGCCGCTGCAAAAGCGTACATAGCGACGGATACCGGCGGCTTTATGCCCACCATCGGGAAGCTGAAAGATATGCTACATCGGATGCAGTCGCCCCAGCAGATGACCCAGATGGAGGCGTGGGGGTTGGTTGCAGGTGCACTGAGAAACAGCGTGTACGGCGCGGATGACGAGTTCCGGAAGCTGCCACCGGCGGTACAGCGGACGGTGGGAAGCCCCGCCCAGCTCAAGGAATGGGCGCTGATGGACGCAGAAACGGTGCAGTCCGTGGTTGCATCGAATTTCCAGAGATCCTTCCAAGTGTGCCAGAAGCGGGAGGACGATTACCAGAAGCTCCCCGGAGCGGTAAAGAGCTTTATCGCCGAGCTGGCCGGGAAGATGGACTTTGAAATGCTACCGGAAGGCGGTGGAGTATGAAAAACGAAGTAGACAAGGAAAAGGAACGCCCTGGCCAGTACATCGATTCGGAAAGCCCCTTTTGCAGAAACTGCACGCGGGACGATTGCCCCACCAACGGGGACGGATGCAAGGCGTGGGAAGAATATTTCGTAGCGAATTGGAACGAAAACATCATGAAATCAATTGGAAACCACAAAAAACAACGCCAATTTTTCCGGTACGAACACCCGGATTTGGTGAGAGAGGGGATTGTTTTTGAGCATGAGCAAGGCGAAAATGTACGGCTGTTTCAAGCCGGTGAAGCGGAATTGCACCCCGCCCCGGTGGGGGAAAGTTCCTCGGGGGAATAAAGGAAAGCAGAAAGGAAATGGGAAATGAGCAACGTTGCAGAACAGCTTACGCCAAGCCCCGTAAAACACGAGCATGGAGAAAATGGGTATTGCCAAAACCCAAGGGCGTGGGAAATGGAAATGATGCACCAGGTATGGGCTGCCGGTCTCCACGATGCGGCCAATTGCTTTCAGGATGCGCTTGAAGCAAAGCGGAAGCTTGAATCTCAGCGAAAAGTGAAGCCGAAAACAAACGGTGACAGAATCCGGAACATGACGGACGAGGAGTTGGCAAAATCCATCGTGAGACATTTTCTTTTGTGCAAAAAATGTTTTTTCAAACGCAGATGCGAGAAAGATCCAACCGGCGTTTGCATCGAGTGTGTCTTGACCTTTCTTCGCTCCCCGGTGGAGGCGACGGAATGAAAGTTCTGATAGCCTGCGAGGAATCGCAAACCGTGTGCGAGGCGTTCCGGGCGCTGGGACATGAGGCATATTCCTGCGATATCCAGGAGCCGTCCGGTGGGAAACCTGAATGGCACATTTTGGGTGACGCTCTGGAAGCCATCAAGGGCGGCACAATCGTCACCATGGACGGACAGGTGCATGATGTTGGGAAGTGGGATATGCTGATTGCACACCCGCCGTGTACATACCTGACGTCGGCCAGCGCGATACGCCTTTTTAATCGCGATCATACGGTGAAAGACTGGGACAGAGAGCGGCTTGGATGGGAAGCGCGGCGCTTCTTCTTGCAACTGCTGTCTTCCGGGGTTGAAAGAATCGTTGTGGAAAATCCGTGTCCGCTCCGGTGGTTCAACTTGCCCGAGTACGACCAGATCATTGAGCCGTATATGTTCGGCGACCCGTGGAAAAAGCGGACGTGCCTTTGGCTGCGAAACGTCCCACCGCTGATTCCGACAAACATCGTGAAACCTGAGGGACTATGGGTCGGCAGCGCCTCCGGGAGGGAGCACAGTACGGGCAGGGTAAAATCTGAGTACACCCTGAAATCAAACCGGGACAGTAAAACCCGCGCTAAGACCTTCCCCGGTATTGCAAAAGCTATGGCCGAACAGTATGGAGGTGACATAAGAGATGAGTTCACGGATGGCATTTCAAGTTGGAGATAGGTTTGGGGAACTTGTGATTTTGAGACAGGACGGCGTACATAAAAAGCCTTGTGGGACGACTGAAAGAAGGTGGCTTTGCAAGTGCGATTGTGGGAACGAGGTTTCTGTACTTGGGCACAATCTTAAAAGTGGAAACACAAAATCTTGTGGATGCCTGCCAAAGCAAAGCAGGCTGCCAAATAATCGAGGAGTTATTAACCATATCATACTCCAATATAAGCGTCACGCAAGAGACAGAGGGCTTGCATGGGGATTATCTTACGAAGATGTCGAGCGCCTCATTCAGCAGCCGTGTTTTTACTGTGGAACAATAAATAGTAATCACAAAGTAACGAAAAATTGCAAAGAGGGATACGACCACAATGGAATAGACCGCACCGACAGTTCAAGAGGATACTTCATTGATAATGTTGTTCCGTGCTGCAAAATATGCAACAGAGCCAAAAACAATATGGATCAAAGGGAATTTATCGAGTGGGCGAGAAAAGTTACAAATCATACAGTTTGTCTACCTATGGCGGAACAGTGGGGATAACACAAGCCCGGGGCAACCCGGGCGGGAAGGAGATAACGATGGAATGCAGAAATTGTGATTACTATAAAGCCAAAAACTGCAAACGTCAGTGTATGTTGCTGCCGAACGGTATGACCTGCGGGGACTGTATCAACTTTGATTGGTGCAGTATGGCGTATTCGGTTAAGCCGGAATACACGTCTTGCGACTTTGAGCCAATCAGATTCCGAGCTAAAGGAAAGGGAGGTAATGGAAATGGCTAAAGCGGTACTTATCAGCATCCGCCCGGAGTGGGTGGAAAAAATAGCCGGGGGACAGAAAACGGTGGAAGTTAGGAGAACCAGGCCAAAACTCGAACCGCCCTTTAAGTGCTATATTTATTGCACAAAGGATAAAAAAGATTCTGACAGATTATGGGTGCTGAGAGAACAAGTTAGAAAAGAGTACAATGGTCTTACCGCAGTGTGTGCACATTTAAGAGCGCAACCAGATTTGCATAGTGTTGGTAACGGGCACGTTGTCGGAGAGTTTGTGTGCGACAGCATAGTAACGTACAACTACGATTACTGCCCGCACCCGGAAATCGGAATGGATTACAACTGCGGTGATAGTTGGTGGGAGATTGCCGACGAGGACTTGAAAACTGCATGTCTGACAGAGAAAGAATTTCGGTATTATGCGTTCGGAAGGGAGGCAATGTACGGCTGGCATATCTCCGACCTGAAAATATACGCTCAGCCGAAACCGCTGAGCGCATTCAAGGGGTTGCGGAAAACGAAATTTGGATATGCGCCCGTTGAAATCAAACGCCCGCCCCAGAGTTGGTGCTATGTGGAGGAATTGAAATGAGTGATTACATAAGCCGGGAGGCGGCAATCGAGAAGATTCGAGTGGCAGGCTGCACTGACTGTGGCGGAAGTAGTGACACCATTTGTGGATTTTGCGACTTTGAAAACGCTGTCCGCCTGGTTAATGGTCTCCCCGCAGCCAACGTGGAGCCGGTGGTGCCCTGCAAGGGGTGCGAACACGCCGAACGGTATGAGCGGACGGATGGAACCGCAGGATATTACTGCGGACACCCGCAAAACATTTTCGTCTATGGTGAGCGCTGGGATCGTGTATTCAAACCGGTAAAAAAGCCGGACGATTTTTGCAGCTTCTGTGAGCCGAAGGAGGGGTAACGAGTGGATGAGCGCAAACACAAGATAAAAACACAATTCGCCAGAATCGTCGTAGGCGGAACACCTGAAAAGCCGTACTACAACATCTGGTACTTTGACCCAACGGACGGAGAATGTCACATTGGATTTAGTTCGTACTGCCTTGATAATGTGTTTAATTGGCTTGCAGAAGAATTTGAGGGCACGGAACCCCGCGCCGACGTGAGGCTGGTGCGGAATGGGCAATGGATATCGTTAACCGATTGCTCGAATGCGGGGGTATATTGTTCAATTTGCCATAAAAAAGTATACAAGGAAGATTACGCTTGGTGTAATAGAAAAAATAAAGTAAGGTCGCCATACTGCCCCAACTGCGGCAGTAAAATGGATTTGGAGGTATAACATGACCAGAGAAGAAGCAATTAAACATTCCGAAGCCGTGATGGATTGTACGGCTGATGTGGCGGATTTGCTGGAAAAACAGCAGAATAAAATCAGGGATCTTGAATACGAGGCCCAGGAGCGCGAGAAAACCGTCGTTCATCATCAGATGCAGTGGCAGGCTGCCGAAATGTTCATTTGCACCATGTGCGGTCATTTTGACCACAGTACAGACGGAAATATTGTCTACGGGAACAAGGAGTGCTGTGAGATCGTCGGCTACCCCTATTGTAAGAAGTTCACCCCATGGATTTCCGCGTCTGTTCGGTTGCCGAAGGAACTTGAGCCTGTAAATGTGGTGTGGGTAAATCACAACCCAGCGCCGTACTACCGGTACATGAAGGACGTTCCGCAAAAAGCGACTGCTGTCTATTACAGGGAAAAGTGGTATTGGTGGTCGTGTGGTTGCGAAGATTTGCTTGCAGAGTACGGCGTGAACGAAACAGATCAGGTGGATGACGATGTTGAAATCACCCACTGGCAGCCGCTTCCAGAATTGCCGAAGGAGGAAAACGATGAAACGATTGACGGTTGAACACTGGCAAAATCTTGATCCGTGGGAATGCTGCGGGCAGGATAACTATTGCGTGCGCCCCAGCAATAAGCCGGGTGGGTGCCGGAATGGCTGCATAGTGCCAGAACTCTATACTCGCCTTGCACAGTATGAGGATACAGGGCTTTCACCAATGGGAATGCACCTACTCCCATCGGCACCGAAGGAAGGAGGCGCAGAGAATGGCTAAAGTCATCGCGACTGTGTTCGCTGTGATTGTGTTCCTGCTTTTCTGCGTGCTTATTGCCACGGGGCTGGTATGGGGGATTCTTACAATCGTCAAGGAAGTCATCGAGCTGTGGCGGAAAATAAAGGAGTGAGAACCATTGACGCGGGATAAGGGAATGGGGCGGTAATGTGGAGTACAGGGACGGCAGGAAGTACTGCGTCGGGTGCCGGTATTTCTTTGGATACTACGAAGGCAGCCGGTGCTGCAATTACATATTCGTCCGCGGGGAAAAGCGGCCTTGCCCGCCTGGGAAGGATTGCACCGTAAAGAAGAAGGAACGGAGAAAAACCCGGAAATGGTGCTAGATTTTTGGGGGAATCTTTGCTATTATTACGGTATAAGAAAACTTTTCAGAGCCTTGAGCCGGAGCACCGTTATGGTTGCTTCGGCTCATTTGCTTAAGGGGGTGACAAGACTGAAGCTTCTGGCAAGCTATGTGATTCCGCTCGACCCGAGGACGAAGAAAAATTCCCAGATGATCGCGGGAACCGGGGCGAGATGCCCGGTGTGCGGGAAGCGGGCAAAGCAGTACATCCGGCAGGGGCACGCCAACACGGAGTATTCCGCCATGGCTGGGCGGTATCTTCGGGGAAAGCCGAAAATTCCCATATCCGGAGAGGTGCATATTGTCTACCGGCTGTATATGCAGACCCGCAGGCGGGTGGACGACCTGAACCTGTATGCTTCCCTGGACGATATCCTCACCCGGGAGGGGATATTGAAGGACGACAATATTTCCATTATCCGGAACCGGGACGGCAGCCGGGTGTTCTACGACAAGGAGCACCCACGGGCGGAAATCTACATTTACGAATACAGAAAGGAGGAAGACAATGCAGCGGGGAACGAAAATTTACACCGTTGACAAATTTTTGGGCATCAACGAGGCGGCGGATGGGGACACGGAGCTGAAAATGGGGGAAGCCTCCAGAATGGAGAACTTTCTCATTACCGACGCTTACAACCTGACCCTTCGCCCGGGAATCCAGCGGGCGGACTTCGCCGCCGAGCGAACCCCCGCCCCCATTCTGGGAAGCTGGGCGGGGCGGGTCGGAGAGGACGACCTTCTGGTGATCTGCGATTTTTACCAGAACGCGGACAGGCTTTTTGTGTACCGGAGAGGGGCGGACGGAAACCGGCATATCGTCCACCAGCAGACCGGGGCGCTGGGGCTGGCCTCCGGGGGAAACGCCATGGTGAAGATTTTCCCCTTCGGGGGGAAGCTGTACGTCATGAGCAAGGGAAACACGGTGGTATACAAAGACGGCACGTTTACGGCAGAAGCGCCCTATGTGCCGCTGGTGGTCACCGGGGCGGCACCTGCCGGAGGGGGTACCACGCTGGAAAACCTGAATCTTCTTACGGCGCTGCGTCGGATTGAATACAGCGCCGACGGGGAGGCCACGGCCTACGTATTGCCGGAGGAGGCCATCGGGGTGACGGCCATCACCGTGGATAATGTGCCGAAGGACGTGGCGGCCAGCGGCAGCTTTGATCTATCGAAGCACACCTATACCTTTACCACCGCTCCCATCAAGGGAGTTGCCAATGTGGAATTCACCTACACCACGGATGCAGCTAAGGCGGCGGAGAACCGGCTGAAGATTCTGGGGTGCCCTCTGGCGGAGGCATACAACGGTGCCACGGACACAAGGCTGTTCGTTGCCGGGGACGGGACGAATCTGTGTTACTACACCGGGGTTCCCCAGTCGGGAGAGGTGACGGCGCTGTATTTCCCCGCCATGAACGAGGTGGCGGTGGACATGTCCGGCTCCCCGGTGACGGGGCTTGTGCGGCACTACTCCAAGCTTCTGGTATTCAAGCCCGACGGCGCATTCACCATCAGCTATGAGCCGGTGACCCTGACGGACGGCAGCACCATTGCGGGGTTCTACCTCCGGGCGGCAAACCGGGAGTTCGGAAACGACGTGCTGGGGCAGATTCAGACCGTGGAGAATTTCCCCCGGACATTCAGCAAGAACGGAATCTACGAATGGCGCATCACCTCCAGCTACTACAAGGACGAGCGGTATGCCAAGCGGGTCTCGGACAGGGTGATGAACTCCCTGAACCGGGCGGACAGCGCCGGGATCGTGGCCTGCGATGACGACTACGACAAAACCTACTACGTGTTCCTGAACGACGACGACGGCACGGTGCTGGTGAACCGGTACGCCCTGGCGGGGGACGGGGGTCTATGGTGCATTTACAAGTCCGGCCTCTGCAAGAGCGTGAAAAACGCCATGGTGCATGACGGGGAGATGGTCTTCTTCACGGACACGGACATGTTCTTCTTCTCTCAGGAGGGGCTTTCCCGGGACGCGCCGGTGACGGCCTCCGGGGATGCCATGGCCATTGAGGCGGTATGGGAATCCGGCTTTCAGGCATTCGGGGCGGACTTCCAGCGGAAGTATTCCAGCGAGATTTACGTTTCCATGCTGCCCCAGGACAAGTCCCGGATGATTATTACGGCGGCGACGGACAGGCGCAGCGAGTACATGGAGAAGGAAGCGGCAAACGAGCTGTTTTCCTGGAGCAACTGGGATTTCGCGGACTTTACCTTTGACCTGAACGACACCCCGAAAATCAACCGCATCCGGCTGAAGGTGAAGAAATTCGTCTACTACAAGCTGATTTTCAAGGTGAACACGGACGGGGCGCTGGCCACGGTACTGGGCTATGACCAGAAGGTGCGCTTTGCGTCCATGGCAAAGTAAGGAGGAACACATGGTAACGGTACAACAGGTTTTTGATACGGCCATCCATCTGATGGACGAGCAGAATGAATCCAACGGCGGAACCCAGACCGTGGACACGGACGAATACCGGTTCCGCACGATCTCCATTCTGAACACCGCCATTCCGGCGCTGTACCCCTACTCCGGGACGTATTCCACGGAAGGGACGGGGCGGCCGTTCCCCGGGATTCTGGCGGCGGAGGATTACAAGAATCCGGATTTTACCCAGGTCATCCCTCTGGACGACACGCTGTGCCTTGCGCTGCTGCCCTATTTTCTGGCGGCGCAGCTGCTCAGCGGGGAAAATGAAGATTTGGCGGCGTGGTTCTTACAGCGGTACCGGGAGGCGCTGCAAGACCTGAAAGGGAAGCTCCCGGGGGAATTTGAGCCGATTTCCACGCCCTACGGGCTGTTTTGACGAAAGGAAGGTAACATATGGCAGAAGAAAAAATCGAAACCGTGAAGCAGCCCGCAGGGACGGCGGGGGGTTCCTGGTATGACAATCTGACGAACAAGCCCAAGGACGCGGCGTATATCAACAAGATGTACGACGGCAGTCTGGAAAGCCAGAAGCAGACGCTGGCGTCGGGCTACGAAAACAACGTATCCAACATTGACGCAAGCATGGAAAAGCAGCAGAAGGCCACGGACGCGAACCTGAACAGAACCTACGTGGAAGCCGCCAAGGCGGCGAAGAACTACGGGGAGGTACAGAACGCCTACGGTCTGTCCAGCGGCGCCATGGCACAGGCGAGGCTTGCCCAGGACAATCAGCTGCAGGCAGACCTGACCGCCCTGAGAGCGGCGCAGACGGATTCCGACGCCCAGTTCGAGCGGCAGCGGAATCTGCTTGCCAAGGAATACTCCGCCGCCATTGCCAAAGCCCAGGCGGACAACGACTACCAGCGGGCGCAGGCGCTGTACGCCGCCGCCAAGGCGGACGAAGACCAGCTGATGCAGATGCAGAAGGAGGCCGGGAACCTGATGGCGGGGGCGGGGGACTACTCCATTCTGGCAAAGCTCTACGGCCTGACGGACGAGCAGCTGGCGCTGCTGAAGGCGAAGCACGGCGGCGGTGGCGGCGGAGGCGGCGGCGGAAGCTACAGGAGAAGCGGCGGCGGTGGCGGCAGTTCGGACATCACCATTGAGGATCTTCTGGCATGGCTGTACGGCGATGACGGCTCCGGCGGATCGGCCGCTTCCGGATCACAGAGCAGCGGCGGCGGTGCGCCGAACCCGGCCGCAAAACGTCGGGAGTATATCAATTAAGGCCGGCAGATCAGGAGGTTTACAGTATGGCGGTTACGAAGGACGAATCATGGGGGAAGATCAGGGAGAAAGCGAATAGGGAATATCAACGGGTGCAGTCCGTGAAAAAGCTCAGCGGCACATACAATCCGGTGGAGAGGGAGAAATCGCAGCGGGAATACCGGGACGCTCTGGTCGCGCTTGACAATGAGGCCATAGGTTACAGGAAAAACGCGGCTCTTGCCCAGAAAGAGTATGACGACTATGTGACGTCGCCGGAGTACCGGAAGAAGTTGGAAGACATAATTACGGAAAACTTCTCCGCGTCGGAGACACCCACAAGTATGCCCCAGCTGGAAGATGACAGGGCAAAGGAGCTGAAGGGCAAGGCGGATTATTACAAAAAGCTGTCGAACGACGAGAAGAACCGACGGATAATGGCACAGGACATGGCGGAGATCAACGCCATGCCGGAAGAAGACAGGAAGCTGTTTGAGCGGTATGCCGGAGACAATACCGAACAAATTTCGACCCTCACCCCGTTAGATCTGGCACACGCGATGGAAGAGACAGAAACGGAACTCATCAAGAAATATGGCGCGGAGAGATTGGCCGAACTGAAAGAGAGCTATAGCCGGTACACTGCTGAACAGCAGGCAGAACAGGCCGTGCAATCCGCCCACGACATGAATGATACCGGCGTTGGCGCTGTGGCGCAGAATATCGTCGGACTTCCGCTGCGGGCACTGGGCGGTCTCGGCGCACTGGGAGGAAGGGCGTTCGAGCTGATAGACAGAACGGGAAGGTACCCCACGCTTGCGCCGTATACCGCCGGTGACATCATGAGCGTATACGGAAACGCCGTAACGGCGGACACGGCGGAAAGAATCGCCGGAGATGGAGACAGCAAGGTCAGGAAGGGGCTTTCGGCTGGGTATCAGATGGTGACCTCCGCAGCGGATTCGGCGGCGCGGTTGGCGCTTGCCGCCGCTACCGGCGGCGCGTCCGGTTCGCTGGCGCTTGCCGGAATCAATTCCTTTACCGACACCCTGCGCGAAGCGTCCCAGAAGGGCGCCACCCCGGGACAGGCGTACCTCATGGCCACGGCTAGCGCCGGGCTTGAGGTGCTGACGGAGAAGGTATCGCTGGATAAGGCTCTGGATAAGGCAAAGCAGCTGGGTGGCAGCGACCTTCGGAAATGGGTGCTGAACACCCTCGGTCAGGCCGGTGTGGAGGCCAGCGAGGAAGAGGCCAGTTATTTCGGCGGTCTTCTTGCGGAGGCGGCGATTCTACAGGGAAACAGCGAATACAACCAGACCATCGGCGAGCTGGTGGCAAACGGCATGAGCTACGAGGAAGCCAAGGCGCAGGCGGATAAGAACGTCTGGAACGAGGCGCTGAATACGTTAATCATTTCTGCCGGTTCCGGCGCTATTATGGGCGCGGGGACTACCGCCTACAGCGACGTGATGACAAAGCTCGGTAAGCAGGGGGCACAGACGAACCCGCAGGAGGCCACAGAGAGCCCACAGGCTGGGATTTTGCCGGAAACGTCCATGGACACCACGAAAGCACAAAGCCCTGATGCGGAGGCGGCAGGGACGCCACAGGCGGGAAATGCGCTCACAAACGCGCTGGACAAGCTGGCGGGAACGGGGAACGTGAGCAACAAGACCGTGGAGAAGATTCTTGCCGACCCGGCGGCCATGGAGCAGCTTTCCCGGCAGACGGGGCTTGATCTGTCCCAAATGGCCACGGCGTCGGAGAAGCGGAACGCGGTAAAGGCAGCCGTCCGGCAGATGGCCGGGGACACCGCCCCCACCACCCTGAACCGGGAGGGGGCGCAGAGCCTGATTGAGGACATGGGGCAGGAGCTGGCGGAAAGAGCGCCTGCAAGGCAGGAAACGCCGGAGGTTTCGCCGAATCGTCAGGCGGTGCAAAATGCCTTTGACCGGGTTCTGGGCGTTGACACCGGCACTGACGGGAATTATAATGCTATTAACGGGAATCCGATACAGGGAGGTATTGAGAATGCAGGAACAGCAGAGCAAGGAACAGCCCAAGGGGCAGGAAATCAACTATACGGAGCTCCTGGAGAAGGAGTACAGCAAGTTCAAGGTAGCACAGAGCATTATTCGCAATCTCAGGAATCTGGGGCACTCGGACAAGGACATTTACGAGGATCTGGAGAGTTTCTATTAAGCGAAACAGCCCAAAAGGCGCTGTCGGAAAAGGGCAGCCCGGACGTCCGGATGTATCAGGATTCGGACGCTCAGACCTTTGTGGACGCGCTGAACGAGGGGCGGAACTCCGACGTGAAAAACGGCTGGTGTGTGTCCCCGAAGGAGGTCTCCGACCTGACCCAGCCCGGTGTAAAATCCTATCTGGCGGAGAACGGGCAGGCCGGATTTGTCATCAACAACGGGGACATCGAGGCAGTTTTCACCAACAAAGCCAAGGGCGCACCGAAAGGTCTTGCGGACAGTCTGATGCTTCGGGCGTTAAGCGCCGGCGGCAATAAACTGGATTGCTACGGTGAGACCCTTGCGACCATATATTCAAGATATGGCTTTGAGCCGGTCGCCCGGGTGGAATTCAACCGGGAGGTAGCCAACCCCGGATGGGACGCAAGCAAGGGGGAACCCTATGTTTACGTGATGAAGCATAACGGGGACAGCGCGGACACCGTCGCTCGGAAGATGGGCACTTATCCGGAATACACGAAAGACCAACTGGAAGCACTGCCAACCTACGGCAAGAACGACTATGACGCTGCCCTGGCCTACCGGGATTCCCTGATGGGAAAGGGCAGTCCACAGGTGGCGGACAGTTCCGGGAAGTCCACGGGTGGCGGACAGGTTGATGCCTCGGCGAAAAGCTCTGTGGGTGCGGCTGACCGGGACTTCACCGGCTTTGAAGCCTATGACAATCTCCTGTCCGATGACAACGTACAGCCCCGGAGAGCCAGCGACGCGAAGAACGTGGAGGTGCCCAAGGTGGACGCCTACGGGCGGGAGGTTTCGGAGAATGCCCACAACCTGATGAACTCCGACATTATATCCGACCGGGACATTGACACGGCGAAGCGGCTGATTCAGGAGGGCGCTTTCGGGCATGAGACACAGCACATGGACGATGTGCGGGACGCCGTCTACAAGGAAATCCAGGAGAAAGGGCTGGCAAGGTCTGTCGGAGAGGTAAGCGGCGCGGCAGCAAAGGGGAAACTGTCGGAATATGACGTTGCAAAGGCTCAGGTGCTGCTTGCCATGGTCACGGAGAAAAAAGGCACACGGGCGGCGGACTATGCCAGTGACCTGATGGTCACCCTGAGCCAGATGGCCACCCAAAGCGGACGGCAGCTGAGCATGTTCAGACTGTTCCGGAAGATGACCCCGGAGGGGCAGCTCATGACGGTGCAGAAAAGCGTCAAGAACAACGTCGAGAAGATGATCCGCTCCGGGCAGGTCAAGAAAGGGTTTGAGGCCACCATTGACCCGGAGCTGGAGCAGGACTATCTGAACGCGGCGAAGGAGGCCGGGAGAGCCAAAGACTCTCAGAGTCAGAAGGAAGCCCAGCAGAAAATGAAGGACATGGAGAACGCCATTTACGCCACGGTGGCGGCGCAGATGCCCGCGACCGAAAAGGCCAAATGGGACGCATGGCGGTACATGTGCATGCTGGGCAACGTCAAGACACAGGCACGGAACCTGGCGGGCAACGCCATGTTCATGGCCTACAAGGCGGTAAAGGACAAAATGGGCGCCCTGATGGAGCTGGCGATTCCACAGGAGCAGCGCACAAAGTCCCTGCTGACAGACCGGGAGCTGCTGCAATGGGCGAAGCAGGACGCAAAGTCGGACATGGTACAGGACGCCCTGAAATACTCCGGCAAGCTGGGGGACGACGTGACCAGTCAGAAGCTTTTCGACAACCGGAAGATATACGACAATAAGGCGCTGGAAACCGTTCGGAAGTGGACGAAGGCTGCGCCGGAGGTCGGCGACATGATCTTCAAAAATCCCTACTATGCCAAGTCGCTGGCGGGGTTCCTGACCGCGAGAGGGTACTCCATTGGGGATATCACCAGCGGGAAGGTCAGCGACACGATTCTGGACGAGGGTCGCGCCTACGCCATTGACGAGGCCATGAAGGCGACCTTCAACGACTGCAACGGCTTTTCCGATTTGTTTGCTACCACCCTCCGGTACAAGGGCGACAGCCCCTGGGGGAAGGCTGCGAACCTTCTGGGGGAGGGCATTATGCCGTTCCGCCGGACACCGGCGAATATCGTTGTCCGGTTCACGGAGTATTCCCCGGTGGGGCTTGTCAAGGGCTTGGTCAACACCGCAAGAAGCATAGCGGGTGGGAATGTGACGGCCTCGACGGCCATTGACCAGCTGTCAGCCGGTCTTACGGGAACGGCGGCCATGGCGCTGGGTGGGCTGCTTGCCAGCGGTATCGGCGGAATCCGACTGACGGGAAGCGACGTGGACGATGACGAAAAGCGGCGGGGGCGTCAGACTTACGCGCTGGAGTTCTCCATCGGCGGGAAGGATTACAGCTACAGGATCGACTGGGCGGCGCCCGCAAATCTCCCGTTGTTCGTCGGCGCAAATATCTACAACCTGATACACAATCAGGGGGAGGATGTGAGTGTATCCAAATTCACGGCATTCCTCCGGGTTACGGGGACAATTCTGGAGCCGATGCTTTCCCTGTCCTGCCTGAGCAGCCTGAACGATGTGATCCAGAGCGGAAGATATGCCGAAGACGGGGGCATAGTGCTTGCGGTACTGTCCAACATGGCAACCGGCTATTTCACCCAGGGCATTCCGTCACTGGCGCGGCAGGCGTCCCAGCTCTTTCAGGAGAACAAGCAGACCACATTCGCCAACAGCGCAGACCCCACCATCCGGGACATTCAGAAGGAAGCGGCCAACATTCCGTTTCTGGGGAACCTGTACAAGACGGACAAGGTCAACGCATGGGGCGAGAAGGAGAAAAACGGCATAGGAGAGGGCGCGGCCAACTGGATGACCCGGGCGTTCGATGCCTTTGTCAATCCTGGGACGCTGAAGAAGATCGACAACGGCGCTGTGGAAACGGAGATCGAGCGGCTGAACGGCGCCCAGGAGGAAAACGTATCACCCCCCGAAGTCAGTAAGACGGTCAGCTACACGGGCAAAAACGGAGAAGTCCACAAAAACTACCGGCTTACAGAGGAAGAATACCAGAAGCTGGCGACGGCGCAGGGGCAGACGGCAGACCGCATTGTTTCCCAGATGATCGGCTCCAAGGAATACGCTGCTATGACCGACCAGCAGAAGGCGCAGGCCGTTAAAATGGCTTACGAATACGCAAAGGCCAAGGGACTTTCGGAAACCTTCCCGGACTATGCGGGGATGGACGGCTGGAAGCGGGGAATTGACGGGAAGGAAACAGAGGCTATTTTCCGGAAGATCGTCACGTCGGAGTTCTCCAAGGCGTTCGACACCATGGAGCCGGATGCGCTGGATCAGGCATATGGCCTCTATAAGTCCCTGCCCGCTGCAGATCAGGCGGATTTCCGGAAGGACAACGGCGGCAAGGTCGGGTATTACATTACGGCCAAGGAGAAGGGCGTAAGCGACGGGGTGTTTACAGACCTGTACGGCACTTATAAGGAGCTAGACGGCGATAAGAGCATGACCGCGAACCAGAAGGCGCAGGAGTGGTCAAAAACCCTTGCGGGGGCATACGAGGGGGGGAAAATCACCAAGGCCGC